GATTCTTGATTCATTTAAGAAATCAAGATTACCGTTGCCTGATACAAAAACAATTGCAAAACAGGCAAACGCAGAAGGAGGTAATGAAGTGTCAGAAAATACAGAAAATGCAGTAGTCGAAGAGACTCCTGTTGTAGAAGAAACAGCAGCTCCTGTTGAAGAAGCTCCTGTTGTCGATGAAGCACCTGCTGCTGAAGAAGCACCAGCTGCTGACGCTTCTGCTGAAACTCTGGAAAAAGCAGCCGACGTATCAGAAGTTGAGGTTGATGAACCTGATTTTGCAAAGATGCTCGGTGATCTTAAGGGATTCTTCTCAGACACCCTTGCAAAGGCATCTGAGGCAAATGCAGCTCAAGTTACAACAATTAAAGAAACTGTTGAAACATTTAGCAAGAGCGTAGATACTCGTATTTCAGAACTAGCAGAACAACATGCAGCACTTTCAAAGGCTGTAGAAAATATCAAGAGCACGATTGATGGCGTAGAAAAGCGTGTCGTAGCAGTAGAATCAGAGACTGCAATTAAGAAGTCCTCAGACCTTGGCGGGTCTCAGGAAGTAATAACAAAATCCAAATCAAAATGGAACGGTTCTTTCCTCGGATCCGTAAATGAAATTTTTAACTAAAAAGGTAGGTGAAAATATATAATGAGCAATGAAACATTTGAAAAATCAGTAGCAGCTAATACAACTATTGCTGGTGTTGGTCAGTCCGCAAGCGGTACATTTGCTTCCACATCAGGTGGAACAGGTATCCATCGTGCGTCTGAAAACGGCAACGGCGGTATTTTGAATCCAGAGCAATCAGCTCGATTCTTGGATTACATGTTTGATGCAACTGTAATTGGTAAGGTAGCTCGTACTGTACGCATGAAGTCAGACACTACCGAAATTGATCGTATCGGTGTTGGAGAGCGTCTCATGACAGTTGCAGCAGAAGCTGATAATACAGGTTCAAACGCAGCAGTAACTTTCTCAAAGATCTCTCTCACAACAAAGAAGCTTCGCTTGGATTGGGAGCTTTCAACAGAGTCTCTAGAAGATAATATTGAAGGTGCTGATCTCGAAGATCATATTGCCCGCATGATGGCAACACAGGCAGGTAATGATATTGAAGACGTAGTCCTTAATGGTACAGGTTCTGGTTCTGGCTTGATGTCAGCATTCCAGGGTGTTGTAGCAAAGTCAAAGGCTTATGGACACGTTGTTGATGCAGCGGGTGCAGCAGTATCTCGTGCAACATTCAACTCAGCTCTTAAGGCTCTTCCACGTAAGTACAAGCAGCGTCGCACAGACCTACGCTTCCTTGCTGGTTCCAATTTGATTCAGGACTTCCTGTATGCAAATAGCTTAAGCACAAACTTTGCAAATCCACAAGATATCGCTTCAAGCGTTATCCGTGGAGATGTAGCACCACTAGGTGGTCCAGCTGGTTATGTGGCTCCATACGCATTCGGTATTCCGATTGTTGAAGTTCCACTTCTTCCAGAAGCACAAACTGGTGATTACACAGGTGCAACAGGTCAGCATGGTGACATCCACTTGACATTCCCAAATAACGTTGTTATTGGTATCAAGCGTGATGTAACTGTTTACCGCTTCTTCTGGCCTCGTAAGGACTCCATCGAGTACACAATGTATACTCGTGTTGGCGTTCAGATCGAGCAGGCAGACGCTTGGGTAGTTGTAAAGAACGTTAAGGTCGCTTCCTAATTTATAGGATTTAGATCTGCAATAAAGCCCCCTAAATTAATTTTTAGGGGGCTTTTCATTTAAATTTCTTAATGCTATAATTGATTTACGTAGAATAAGGAGATTTACATGTCATTTGAGACATTAAAAGTATCTGAATTAAAAAAGGTAGCTGAAGATTTCGGTGTAGAAATTGAAGGCCTAAAAAATAAAACAGACATTATTGCAGCGCTCTCAGAAGAGGGAGTCACCTGGGCGGTATACCAAAAGACCGTAAAAGATATAGAAGAGGCAGAAGACATGTCAGATGAAATTCTTCCTAAGTTTGATCCAAAAAAGGAAAACCCAGAAGATACAGTCTTGGTTAAAATGGAAAGAGATAATTTCCGTTATGATATTCAAGGCTTTACATTTACAAAAGAGCATCCATATGTTGCCATGAGTAAAGAACAAGCGCAATCAATTTTTGATAAGGAGGCAGGTTTTAGGTTAGCAACTCCTAAAGAAGTTCAGGATTTTTACCACTAATCTAAGCCTAATAAATGGCAGAGATCTACGTTAATAGCAATTTCCCAGTAAGGACTACAATCTTTTATGCTGGGCAACCATACAGTGCTGATGGAGTAGTTTTAGTTAATATCTATGACGTTACAGAAGATCCTGCTGTTTCTCCACCAATTAATCCAGGAACAATAGTTATTCAGCTAAATGCAAATCAATTAGAAACAGATCCTGGAACATATGAGGTTATTCTTCCACTTAACCTTACTTCAAGACAACGTAAATTTAAATTAGATTGGCTATACGTAGCAAATAGCCAAACAAACATTCATACTTCTTATTTAGATGTAGTTGTTCCATATTGTGATGTAGCAGAAATAGTACAAGATTTAAATTTAGGCCTTGAACCATCTGACCCAAATTATAAAACATATCATGAAATTATAATGGCGGAGAAGTTTGCTAGACGCACAATAGATAATTTCTGCGGTCAATCTTTTTCCTTATATGATGATGTGCAAATTGTATATGGAGCGGGAACAGATATATTATCTCTCCCATTTAAGCTTTCAGAATTACATGAATTATATCAAGACGACTACCTTCTTGTAAGCAATGTATCAAATCCAACAGTTAATAATTGGGGATATGTTCCAATAATTTCAGAAACAGGATTTGCGCTAAGAGTTGATATGCAACAATTTATGGATAATACTGTCTATATTGCTAATGGACTAATTCCTCCAACCCAGAATTCATTTGGCGGAGTATTTAAAAAGAATTCAAGATATCGTGTACAAGGAAAATTTGGATGGGCGGAAGTTCCAGAAAATGTCGAAGAAGCAGCAGTAGTTCTTGTAAATGAATATTTTTCTAAAGATAATATCTGGAGAAACAAATATGTAAAGAAACTCAGCGCATTTGACTGGAACTTTGAATATAGCTCAGAGGTATTCCGTGGCACTGGAAATCTATATGCAGATCAATTATTACAGCCTTATGTAATAACTGGAATGGTAGTGATTTAAAATGCTAGGCGATTTAGTAGAATCGCTTCTTTCTATGTCTGTAGATGTTTATAGACAATTTGAGATTCAGGATCCAGATACAGGAGCATTAAAAAAAGAATGGCAATATTATAAAACCATCTCATGCTCCGCAAAAGGTGTAGTAAGTAATTCAGCAACAACCAGATCTAGCGATAAGCAGGTATTTGATAATAGATATAAAAATGATCAGGTTATTCAATTAAGAACTTTAGATAGAGTTACTGCTAGAGAAAAGCTTACTAATATAAGAAATTCAGAAGGAGAATGCGTTTGGAGAGAAATCAATTTTCCAAATGAAACTCCAACCGTATTTGAAGTAATTGGTGTAACCCCTATAACAGATCCATTTGGTAGAACTTTAGGATACAATTCTTCTATTCGAAGATCGGAGAATCAGCAAATTGGACTCTAGTACAATGTTAATGCAGGCATCAAGCGGCCTTGAAAGATTAATGGCTGGGAATCAGCAAGGTGTTTTAAAAGACTCTATGGTTGCTCAAATATCTGCATTTTTATATTATGATGCTAATGTTATTTCTAAATTAACCGCTAATAAGCAGTTTCAATTAAAGTTTTCTGAGGTTATATTTCAACAGATAGATAAAGATTTTGGCGAATATATTGATGCTAAAGCCAGAACATCTCCACGTTCTTTGCATCACGTTTATGAGTGGAAAAAGGTCGGAAACAAATCTGCACGATTATTTCAATTATCATTAACTTCACAAGAAGGTCTTTCATTTAAAATAGGTCATTCTTTTAAGCCTTCTAAATCACTTGTACCATCAACAAACAAGAAGTCACGTAGACATGTATTTATAAATAAAGCATCTGTAATGGAAGCAGGAATGCCACTTAAGATCTCTCCTAAATATGCAGAGAGACTAGTATTTGAATTTAATGGAATGACAACCTTTATGCCAAAAGGACAATCAGTTGTTGTAAAAAGACCAGGAGGACCTGGAGTAAAGAATCAATTTATGCTGGCTCATTCAAAATTTTTTACAGGACAACTTGTAAACAATTCAATTAAGAAATCAGGGTTCCAAAGAATATTCAATGCTGGGATGGCTAAAGCTTTACAGCTGCCTACAGGAATTAAAAGAGTTCAATATAAATTTAACCCAAACACTATTAGGTCTCAAGCCGATGCTTCTTTAGCGGCGGCATTTGGAGGTGCTCTATGACAGCAAATTATAAGTTAGACGCAATGCTTGAACTTCGTAAATTTATATGGACTCAATTAAAAGATCGTAATATATTCGATGAGGATGATTATTGGTCAGATAATTTAAATGAAAATATAGTCCCTATTATTCCAGTTCAGCAAACTGCTGAAATGAATCAATTTTTGAGCGGGAAGAAGCATATAGTCTACGACAAAATAGGTATGTCCTATGACGACAATTGGCTAGTATGCTGTGAGCAAATTCTATTTACAATATATTCAACTGATTTTAATGATATAAATGAAATTAGAAATTTTATGACAGACGAGTTTAGGAGAATGGATGAGTCTGCTAAAGATATAAATTACTGGTCTGGGCTTTCAGATAAGTTCAAATTCCATAGCGTCTATATGGTAGATATATCTCCTACAGCTCCTTCAGAAGAACTTCAGGGTTTCTTTGCCACAGAAATCATACTTGAGATTAAATATTCACGAATGACTGATTCAGTAGGTCGTTTTATCTAAGTTTGCCTTTTGACCCTTTATGGCCTAAAATTAGACTAAGAGGAAAGAAGCCTAGCCAGCTTGATTAAAATTTAATATCCAGA